CCGATCGGCAGCGGAAAAAGCCAGGCGCTGTGCCAGGAAGCAATCCGCATGAGTTACATGAATCCGGGACGGCTGGGACTTTTAGGAGCGCCGACTTACCCGATGTTACGGGATGCGACGCAGGCGGCATTGCTCGAGATATTGGAGGGCAATGACATCCCCTATGAGCATAACAAGGCCGAGAACACGATTGTCATGCTGGATACGCAGTCGCGGATCCTGTTCCGGCCGGTGGATGAGTTCGAACGGTTGCGCGGAACGAACCTGGCGTGGTTCGGCCTGGATGAACTGACGTACACACAGGAGGAATCGTGGCTGAGGCTGGAGGGCAGGCTACGGGATCCGCGGGCGACGAGGCTCTGCGGGTTCGCGGTATGGACACCGAAGGGTTACGACTGGGTCTATCGCAAGTTCATTTCGGATCCGGTGAGCGGGTACGCGGTGGTTTTGGCGGAGCCTTTTGAAAACCGGCATCTGCTGGGAAAGATCGGGGACTTTTACGAACGGCTGAAGGACAGCTACGACGAGAAATTCTACCAGCAAGAAGTGCTGGGGTCGTACCTGAGTATGGACGGAGGCCGAGTGTATTCGGCGTTCGACCGCAACGCGCATGTACGGGAGTTGAGGGTGAATCCCAATCGGAAATTGTGGTGGACGCTGGATTTCAATGTGGATCCCATGAGTTCGTTGATCGTACAGGCGGGGAACGGCGTGGTGGAAGTGTTGGGGGAGATCGTGATCCGGCATGCGACTACGAGGCAGGCATGCGAGGAGTTTCTGAGGCGGTATCCGAGACACGACGCCGGGGTGTTGGTGGTGGGTGACGCATCGGGGTACAAGCAGCAGACTGGCGGGGTGACGGATTACGACATGATCCGCGATCATTTCGCGGCGCATTCCAGCATGAAGGTGGACTACCGGGCACCGAAGTCCAATCCGAGCGTGCGTGAGCGAATCAACCTGACCAACCGGCAACTTAAAACAGCGGCGGGACGGATCGGGTTGCACGTCAACCCACAGTGCAAGGAATTGATCAAGGACCTGGAACAAGTGTGTTACAAGGCGGACACCATGGAGATCGACAAGAATCGCGACCGGTTGCGGACGCATTTGTCGGACGCCTTGGGGTATGTGCTGTGGCAGGCAACCCACGACATAGGCACGATCGGGCCTCGGAACATTCGGATTCTATAGTTTGTGACGGTGGAGAGCATGGAAAAGATCAACCGGGAACATCCGGATTACATCGCCCGGAAGGCGATGTGGAAGCAATACAAGGACCTGTATGCGGGCGGAGAGCACCTTCGGCTGAACGCGTGCGAGTACCTGGTGCGGCGTCAAAAGGAGCCGGCACAAGTGTACGAGGAGCGCCTGCAGCGAGTTTTCTACGAGAACTATGTCGGGTCGATTGTGGACTGGTACGCGGCGACGCTCATGCGGCGCGAACCGATGCTGCAGTTCGAGGGAAGCGATGCGGGAGCCAAGAGCTTTTATAACTTGCTTTCGGACGACTGCGACCTGAAAGGGACGAACCTGCACGAGTATTTCCGGCAGCGCTTCGTGGAGGTGATGGTGTGCGGGAGCAGTTTCGTAGTGGTGGACTTCCCGAAGTCGGGCGGACCAGCGCAGACGCGGGCGGAAGAGGACGCGAGCGGGAGATCACGGGCGTACCTGACCGAATACGGCGCCGACGAAGTTATCAACTGGAACTACGACGAGACAGGCCGACTGGAATGGGTGGTGATTCGGACGTCGTGCCTGCAGCAATCGAAAGTTACGGATGCGAAGTGGGAGAGGGAGACGCGGTGGATTTACTACGACCGCGAGAACTATCAAGTTTTCCGGAAAGCGGGCGAGGCACAGAAGATCGAGCTGATCGATGAAGGGCGGCACGGGTTAGCCGCACAGGGCCGGGTACCGATATTCGAGATGAAAGTGTCGGAGGGGCTGTGGCTGATGAATAAGGCCGCGCTCCTGCAGTTAGAACACTTCAACAAGTCCAACGCGCTTTCATGGGCGTTGACGATGGGACTGTTCGCAAGTCCGGTGGTCTTTTCGGACAAGGAATGGAACCAGGTGATGGGGGAGAGCTACTTCATCCAACTCGGCAAAGAAGACCGATTTGGGTGGACGGAGCCGGAGGGCAAGGTTTATCAGATAGCGGCGGACAACCTGGTCCGGTTAAAGGACGAAATATACCGCGTTTGCTATCTGATGAACCAGGCCGGGACATCGAGCGGGGGCGATCTGCGGATGAGCGGCCTCAGCAAGCAGAGAGACTTCGGCGTGACGCAGGAGGTATTGCGCGCGTACGGGGACATGGTGAAGGACGCGATGAAGCAGGTGCTGCGGGCGGTGGCGGAGGCGCGGCAGGACGAAGTATCGATCGATGTATCGGGGATGGACGAGTTCGACATCGGCGATTTCAGCAACGAACTGGACGACGCCAAGAAGCTGCTGGATTTGGGGATCGCATCGGAGACGTTGAAGAAGCAGGTGTTCAAGAAACTGGCGTTCAAGTATCTGTGCGATGCGCGTCAGGAGATCAAGAACCGGGTAGCGGACGAAATCGACGCGGGGTAGGCAGTTCCTTCAACGCAGAGACGCAGAGAACACAGAGATAAGCGCAGAGAAGAAACAGCAGAGTCCGAGCTTTGCTCGGATTGGCAGGCTGAAGCCTGCCCCACCAAGGGCCAAGGTGGAGAAATCGGATTGGGAGGTATATGGAAGGCATCGACATTCAGGCGATTGTGCGGCAGGCGGTACAGGAGTTCGTGAACAACGAACAAGCGAAGACGGAGCCGGCACACAAGGCAGAGTTGCAGGAGGAGCGAAAGCGCCGGGAGCAACTGGAACGCCGGTTGAACGAACTGGTGGAAGAGAACAAACGCAGCCGCAAGATGGCGGCGGAAGCGGAGCGCAGCTCGACGGTTCGCGCCGAACTTCAGCGTTTGGGAGTAGGCAAGATCGATCTTGCGTTCAGAGCGGTACAGGACGGGATCGTGCGGACCGAGGACGGGCGGCTGGTAGCCCGAAACGAGGCCGGCGAAACGCCATTGAAGGAATACCTGACCGCTTTCGTGAACGAAAATCCGGAGTTTCTTCCGGCGCGGATTGCCGGGGGCACGGGAATGACGGCCACACTGAAAGCCCCGGCGGCAAGCCGGGAAACAGTGGACATGGAACGGATTCGCCCGGGAATGAGCGCGGAAGAAATGCAGCGGGTACGAGAGGAAATCGTACGCGTAGCGTCGCAGACCCTGAAGGGGATGTGAAGGCCACTGTCAGGGCGAAATGCCTGCGTGTGGGTGTAGTGAAGAAATCAATCTTTTAAGGGAGAGAACGAATGGGAGCTATTACTTCAAGTAACATCGCGAACGCGATTGTCAAGCTGGTGGCGGCCGACGCATTGCCGGTGCTGGTGGGCAACCTTGTGATGGGTAACCTGGTGAATCGCGATTACGAACCGGTACTGGCGCAGGCCGGCGACACGGTGAACGTGCCGATTCCGCCGACGATGGTGGCGAATAATATCGCCGAGGGCGGTACGGTGCAGACGCAGAATCCGAGTCTGGGGAATGCGCAGATCGTGCTGAACACGCACGCGGAAGCGACGTTTCAGATTCCGGATGTGACCAAGGTGCTGGCAGTGCCGGATCTGTTGAGGCTCTATATGGAGCCGGCGGTGGCGGCTATCGCACAAAAGATCGAGAGCGATCTGCTGGGCTTATACGCGGGTTTTACGGCGAACAGTCCAGTCGGGACGGCGGGAACGCCGATCAACGAACAGACGATCGACGCGGCGGAGACTGCCCTGTTCTTGGCGAAAGTGCCGGCAGGCGAGCAGAAGTTCATCGTGGTGGACGCGGCTACGTACTCGGCGTGGCGGCAGATTCAGCGGTTCAGCGAATTCCAATCGGCCGGCGACGCGGGCCTACGGGCACTGATCGACGGCACGGTTGGAAAGATCAAAGACTTCTTCGTATTCCGCTCGCAGTTTGTGCAGAAGACCGGCAGCAGTCCGGTGACCACGCACAATATGGCGTTCACGAAGAATGCGTTGGGGTTGGTAATTCGGCGGCTGCCGCAGCCTTTGCCGGGGACGGGCGCCATCGCGGAGTATGCGGAATTGGGCAATTTCGGGATGCGTGTAGTGATGAGCTATCAGCCGAACACGCTGGCGCAACAGTTCACGGTTGACGTTCTGTACGGCTGCGGAGTCCTGCGGAACACGTCGGGCGTCCAGGTTAATACCTAGGGCTCGGTGACGGCATCCTGCCTCGCAAGGGGCGGGATGCCTGGCGGAGTGGGGCAAGCGAAGGTAAGAGACATCGGGAGGAAGGCACATGGATTTACAGATTTACTACCAGAAGATTCGTGACATGGAGACGAAGATCGCGGATGAGTTTCCGCTCGTGGTGAGCGTGGAGACATCGGACGGGGGCAAGGGCGGGACAAAGACTGAAGTACCGCGACGGCTGGCGGCCAAGCTGCTGGTCGAGGGCCAGGCACGTTTGGCATCGAAGGACGAGTTGAAGGCGCACCGCGAGATGCTGGCGGAGGCCAAGCGGCTGGCAGAGAG